ATTTAGTGGGTGTGGTAAATCAACCCTTGTTGATAAATACAAAAACGTATTTGACTTAGATAGTTTTGGTTGGAGTCAGAAACCTGATTTCCCTGAGAACTATTTACATGAGCTTGATTTATTGATCAGCAGTCCAGCCTATCAGGATTATGATTTCTTGATTAGTACACACCCAGAAGTATTACAAGGTTTACTTGAAAGAAAATATCCGTTCATGTTGGTCGGTCCAGATTCAAATGTGACTTATGAGCAATGGTCGAGTCGATGGAATCGTGAAATAGATGGTGATGAATTTAAAGAGAAGATGCGTGAGAACTTTGATAAATTCGTTAAAGACATCAATGCTTTTGGTGTCACTCACGATGCCCAATGTTTATTTGCTCGTTTACATGCGGATGAATATCTAAGTGATATTTATCTTTCAATGAAACAGTATTATAAAAGTACTTGGATCAACTACGTGTTTAGAAAGTAAGACCAATGAGCTATCCTTCGGGATAGCTCTTATTTTGTCCGATCTCTTTTTTTTCATCATCCTAGGGAAAACCATGTTTATATTTTCAACTCATTATTTATAGAGGGAATGGTTATGGAATTTTTATATGAACCAACGGATTACTATAAAACGGTTCGAAATCTTGATATACCAAGCCAATGGAAAAAGTATACGGGCTGGTATTTAAGTCGAATGCGTGATATCCCAGTGGATAAAGCAGAAGCCTTTCTGGATTGGGGTGTTAAAAACGGTAAGATTAATTTTAATGATCCCGTTATGAAGATCTTTAGACGCGATGACATGAGTGACCGTTTTAAAGATACCTGTACTTTAACAGAGTTCTTAAAAGAGGCTGAAGAACGCAACCTTATTATGGCACCGACGTTAACTTGTTATGCACCAACAGAAGAACAAGTTAGTGAAGTGAGTGGTTATACAGAGGTGAAATACTACGAGCGTGCTCGTACTAAAAAAGAATCTCAGATTGCGAAGAGTTATGGTCGTATGGATGAGGCTGTAACTAAGAACAACAAACAGAATAAACTTAAAGAAGATATCAACAGCATCTCGGGTTTATTAACGATTGGAAGTACACCGCTTGCTAATCGAAGTGGTCACTCTACATTAACTTCGGTTTGTCGTACTGCAACAGCATTTACGAATGCTTCTACGGAACGTTTCTTTATGGGTAGACGTCACTTCTATAGTGGCCCTATCGTATTAGAGAATATCGTCACAGTCTTAGCTGAAGTAGATTATGATGAAGCGAAACGATTAATTGATAAGTATAATCTTCATTACATCACCGTAGATGAGTTATTCGAAATGGTGAAATACAATACGGATACTTATTACAAGTCTCAGTATTGGGATAAGAAGATTTATGAATTCATCGAGAAACTCACGGATCTCGAGAGAACGATCTATCTTTACATGGGTGATTTATTTCATCTTAAGAAATATAACGATGGTTTTGTTCGTGAGATGTTTGATAGGATCTTAGCATTCAAAGATAAAGAGCCGTTAAGTTTTGAAGAAACTCAGGCTGAACTTAAATTGATCGATGAGTTCTATGAGCCTTTAGTGACTATTACTGTATCGCATCACTTGGATGGTAAAGGGATTAAAGATAAGACCCATGAAGATAAAGATTACTATGGTTACATTGGGGCTTATGCAAGACACATGCGTAATGCCTTATATGAATATAGTGATTACTTTAAGTTCTTCATGGTAAATAAATTTATCCCGGCTGAAACAGCGTTATTCCCATCAGTTATTCGTAAGAGTGTATTAGGTGGTGATACTGACTCAGTATTATATACGGTAATGCAATGGGTAGAGTGGTATAGTGGAACTATCGTTGTTAATAGTGAGACTAAGTTACCAGGTTGTTTGTGCGTATATTTGATTAATGTGATTACTCGTCATATTCTTGCAATGGCTGCAGGTCAAATGGGGGTTGCGAAAAAATATATCCACAATCTTAAAATGAAGTCTGAGTATTACTTCGATGTATTTATGCCAACTAATCGGACTAAACACTATCTTTCTATTGCGAGTATCCAAGAAGGGATGGCATTAAAACATCTTGAGGAAGAATTAAAAGGGGTAGCGTTAAAGAACTCTAAAGCACCACCTGAATTGATTGAGTTATTCCACGATGAAGCCGTTGGAATTATGGAATCAATCAGTCGTGGTGAGAAGGTTCATATTAACCAGCTCTTTGATAAGATTGCTCAAGAAGAAGCCAATATCTTCCATTCTATTATGCGTGGGGATAGCCGTTTCTTAACAAGCTGTACAGTTAAAGCTAAAGAAGCTTACGTCAATCCAATGAGTAGTGAGTATTTCTATTACGAGTTATGGCAACACGTATTTGCAGATAAATACGGTGAATGTCCAGCACCGCCATTTGTTGGAGTTCGTATTAAAATGAATCTTCCTAATAGAACAGCGTTAGATCTTTGGTTAAATAATATCAAAGATGAAAACATTCGTAAGAAATATGTCGAGTTCATGAAGATGCACGATAAGAAATCGGTGGCTTCTGTTATTCTTCCGGCTGATGTGGTCGCAAACATCGGTATCCCTGAAGAATTCAGACCGGCTTTAAATACCCGTAAAATGATCTTCTCATGTTTGGAACCTTTCTATATCTTACTTGAAGTATTTGGTGAGTATCGTGTTAATCGTTGGTTAACGTCTATGGTTTTAGATGAAAGACCGGATTTAATCGAACCTCAGTTCTTAGCAGACTGGCGTGCCGATAAAGACGATACACTTGATGCGATTAGACGGAGTACGAAAGGTCAAGGTGAGGAGTATGAATCGTGGGATAAAAAATTCTACATCGAAGAGGAACAATCTGATGAATCGGAAGATGTAGAAAACGATTCAGATGAATAAAAGGCTTTAAATAGCCCTCAATCGACGTATAAGACGATTTTCATGTATAACATGAAGAATCGCATTGACTAATGATGATAATGGCTCTGTGGTCGATTCAGAGCCATTTGACTAAACTAGAAGGAAGCTTATTATGGCTACTATTACATGGCAAGATGTTGAATGTCGTATTATTAGATTTGAAGCTGGAGATTTGTATACCGATGAAAAGGGACGTGTACATGACTTTCCGGCTAGATGCTATCTACTATTGGTTGGACCAATTAATTTATATTTTGATTACTATAACGGGGTGCAGGATAGTGTTCGCTTCACAGTTCCAGATAATGTCAGACCAGAAGACAGACCAATCGCATTGCTATCATATAAACCAGATCCATATGAATGGTGGGATTTCATTAGCAGAAATGCTGATGCTGAAGCTGCTCTTACACCTCTTATAGTGATTGATAAGGCAGTGGATCAGTATAAATCAGAGGATGATGAGGAATAAATAGAATGGCTGTTAGTATTTTCACTAACCGTGATTGTCAAATCATCCAATTAGGTAAAGGTGATACCGTAAAACTTGGTAACAATACGCTTATTGTTGCTGAGGGAATCAAATATCTTTTAACAGTTGGGTATCATGTTAGAATTATCATCGATGACCACAAAGATGTCGCTGTTATCAGTAAGATCGATAAAAACTCTGAAACAGCAACTTATTCAATTGAGTCAGAACCAGATCCAGAAGTATGGGGTACATTAATGGATCATCATCTTAGTCTAATAACAGGAAGTGTTCATTATACCTATAGATCGGATATCATGGATCGCATTCTTAGTACGTATGCAAAAGGTGAGTTTCCTACGTTGAGAGGATTCTTATTCGGTATGATGGCAGGGATTCTTGTCTCTGCCATTGTCTTCTTTCTGACTCATTAAAATCGGAGCACAACTATGGCAAGTACAAAATTATCAAGCAAACACAAATGGTGGATTATTAAACTTAGTAAAGGTGAACTACTTTATCGTAACAAGAACAATGCAGTTTATGCTGGAAGTGATGTAGTAAATGGCGTTATTCGAAAAGATGGTTATCTTCTTGTGATTGATCACGATGAAGTTTATATTAACCAACGTGAATATAATACTGATGTAATCGATGTTCATACTAAATCAAAAGAGAAACGCAGTAAAAATGCAGTATTTTATTTTGATGAAGTGCCTGATGCAGAAAAATGGCAGAAGTACATTCATAAGCACCTTAACGCAATAAGTGAAGCTAACCCAAAACTAAGTTCTAAAGATCTCGAGTATCCATCGATTAGTGACATTAAAATTGCAATTGGCCAGAAGACCCCAGAAAAAATTGAGTATGATCCTTTTGATGGTTGCCCTAAACCACTTAAATATGCTGTGGTTGGTATCGCAGCCTTATTAGGTGTCGTACTGGGTTAATAGATATTCGGACAAAAGTAAGAGGCATCGTAACGATGCCTCTGCTTTATGTTGTATTACCACTTAGCGTGCCATTTAGGCTCAGCGGATTCCATTGATACTTTAACGCGCTCGATTGGTTCACCTGAAGCTTTAAGAATTTCTCTAGCTTGCTCGATGATACCAGATGATTCCATACCAAGACCAACAGGCATTGCAGCGATGTTACGAAGCGTGGCTGGATCTACGGTAGCGGTATAAGACTCAAGGGATGGTGAATTGTATTTATTGGCTTTATCTAGACCAGGTTCACCTACGTAGTCCCATGTAATAATAGAAGTTGTATACTTCTCTCGACGACCATTTCGGAAATGATCCTTCGTAAAGCTACGAACTGAGAAGCAAACGTTCATATCTGGGTCTGCGAATTTTTGGATTAAGACATCGCGATATGGACCAGATGGTTTTACTTTACCACGGATACCAATATAACGATTTCCTTTAACGTCTTTTAAAGTGGTGTCAATAACCACCTCTTTGATTGTGTGCGATTCAAATTTTTCTTCGATACGCATCACACGTGCTAAGTACTGTTCTCGAGTCTGACCAGGTTCAGGCATTGGGTGACCTAATTCACCAATCAAACAACCTTTACGTAAACGGCGGGCAAAGATACTATCACCGTTTAAGAGTTGTTGAACTGGATCTTGCTTATAGACGGCACCGTAGCTATTTGGGTATTCTAATGCACCCAAAATCACATCATACCAGCCTTGTGCATCAGGTTTCAATGTTCCTGCTTTATTCACACCAAGTAGCACTTCTATATTGAGTTTAATTTGACTCATGAGTATTTCCTACTTTCTCATTCTTTAATAAAGGCGTTTATTTGCGATCGATTCGATTCGTCTTCCTTCATGGAAGAGGAACTCATCTTTCGTTATCTTTTCCACTTTGATATTATCACCGACTTTCGGGATAAAATCATACCCACTGATATCAAGCAAATTAATCCGATAATAACCCGGTTCGAGATCAAGTCCTTTAATGAATTTCGTTTTCTCATCTAAACTGAAATACCAGGTATAGTTATAGATACACCCATTGCGTAAAAGATCGATACCAATATTAGATAGGAATCCCTTACCGGTAATCTGACCTTTATATTCACGAGTATTCACACTAGCTGCGATCAACCAATGTTCATCGGTATAATCTACATCAGGGACAAGATCTTTTGATGGTTTAACCGCAAGACTGTACTCCATCTTATAGATATAGAGAGTATTATCTCTTTTACTGTCAAAAGCATTAATGAGATACCCACGTCCGATATCACCAAAACCAAGCATACAGCCTAGTATACTTGATGAGGTAGAAGTACGGGGGATTGCTCTTGATTCGCCATCCACTAGTTTAGTCGAGAAACGAGGGACGAAGGATTTGATCTTATCGTCAAAGGAGATATGGTAGAGCGGGGTATTTTCGTTACCCTTGATGATGGTCGCCATCATGGAGAACTCGTCTCCATAAGCGATTCTGAGGCTCTCTACGAGCGATTCATATTCGGTCATCTCTCTATCCTTAACTTCTCAATACTTTTTCGATACGAGTCATTTTCTTAGACTTATCTGCAAGAGCAGAAGTCAGTCCTTCCTCGAAATAAGAACCCATTAACTTACTATAGGTATCCACACTACCTAAAGATACATTTCGAAGTGGTACCCAAGATGGTGGATTAGTTTTGATATCATCCATGGATTTTAATTTATCACGATACATGAACTTGTCATTCTTCGGATCACGTGCAATGTTAGCCAGTAACATCTCAAGAACCTGAGGAATATCGATCAAGTTCTGGCCAATGTAGTAACTATCTTTACTGTAGATATTTAAAATATCCAAGTAACTGAGATACCACGGAATACGTGCTAGCTCAACGAAATAGTTATACATGTAGTAGTCCAATGTTTCATCTTTAACGATGTTAGTATTCAGGACTAATGTATCATACGCGTCTAACGAAAGGACACGATAAACATCCTCTTGATAAGTGAATTGTTTCATCTCAGTGATCGGAATTGTGATCATACCTGGTATGGACAGCACAGCATATTTATTGGTTTGCGGGTCCACTAATGCTACGATACCAAGTACCGTTAAGTCTTGGTCAAGCTTAGCCAGTTTCTTCGTCAGATAGTTTTCTGGGTAGATAACATCAAGCGGTTTTTTAACGATGATTCGATCGTCTTTTGTTTCTTCTAGTAACCCTAAGATATATTTAGGATCACGAGTTAAAACCGATGATAGGGAGATATCATCGGTGATATCGTTATAATTCATAGATAGATATCTCCTCTATTTTTATTCTGTTTTATCACTGTACTTGAGACGTCTTACAGCTTGTGAGTAAACACGGTAAACACCATGGATACCACGAACAAGACTCACGCTGACATCACTGATCGTGACTCTAAATACATCAGAGATCAAACGTTTCATGTTACGTAGATGGTCACGATTCAAGAAGCTCTCACCAATCCAATCTTCAATATCAGATAGGCATTTCAATGATAGATCAATATTTCTTTCAATGAACTTACTTGATGGACCGGTGATCTCATAACGCTTCATGATTTCAATTAAGTAATTAATATCATCTTCAGCGATGTGAGTTTGATACACAAATGGCATTAATGTTTTACGTTCTGCGATTTCATCATGGATAATACTGAACTCATTATTGTGATACACAAATCGAGTTGGTTTCGCACCAAACAGCATATGCGTATCATCCATTGCAGAAGCCATCATCTGAGCAACACCTTTATCGGTCATCAGTTCGATGTTTCTTGAATGTCTTAAGAAGTCGATCATACGTAAGGTAGCTGTTGCATAAGCATCATAGCCATTACGAAGATCTTTTGCCGTATATTCAGCTTTCTTACCATCAGTGGTAGTGACTTCAACATTCCAACCAAGTTTGGTCAATTTCTTCAATTCAAGGAAAGAGAAATTGATCTCACGTGACTTACGGATATCACCGAGTAAATCCATGAGATCTTTGATTGTTATACCAACACCCAGTTTAGCGAAAAGTGCTTTGATTGTTTGCTTGATATTCTCAAGGAATCGTTTTAATAGTGCGATGGTTTTCTCAGCGAAGCTTTTTAATGCATCGCTCATGCCTTCATTAGAAACGTCAGTATCAAGTTCAATAGCTGACTCAAGTGCAATGGTAGTATTATGAATGAAATGGTCAAGTGTTACCACCTGACCAGCCCAATTACACTTTCTTAAACTAGCCATAATTATAGCCCTAGTTTAGTTCTCACTGTTGCGTTAGCTAAGATTTCTTTGACTAACTCATCTACTGCTACAGCAAATGTTGCAACTTGTGGATCTTCTTCACCGGTTGCTTTCATTTGTTGTTCTACTTTACGGTAGAATGCACCTAAACTATAATGAGATAAACCAATATCTAAGATCAATGCCTTAGTGAAATCATAGATGTTGTCGTAACCTTGCGTTGGAGCAAGTGAAGTTAAGATACGACCAGAGAGATCACTATAAGAGAAACCTGTTTCAGGGATCACTGTACCAGGTTGTACAAATAGAGCAACGAAATCAGAAGGTTCTTTCTTCAATTCTTCAATAAACACTTGTGGGAACAAACGGATGTAGTTTGAACGGAAAGCCGCTTTTACTGCATTGATTTGTTCATTGTAAGCACGGTTGAATTCATTTGCATATCGCTCAGTGTTTTCAAGTAGGTCATTAATATTACCTACTGAACCTAATGCTACTGCACCTAATACTGCATCCGCATTACCACCTTGTTCAAGGTATTTTTCATAGTTGGTTTTGTATACGTAGATCACGTTAGTGTTTTCATCTTTGAAAGCCACCACTTGACCACCTTGATCAACCAAGTTGATTTGATTCACGTAACGATTTAATAAGCCACCTAACTGAGCAAAGGTTTCAGATAAGTAGTTGCGGTATTGTACTAATGGAATATTTACAGTACCATCGATAACATCGTTTGCTAATAATGAAGCATGGATGAAATACAATACTACGATTTCATCAACTAATTCACTCTGATGTGCAGCACGTAAACCAGTTGGTACGATATTACCATTTACAAGATAACGAGTATATACATCAGTTAACCAGTTAGATGGATGACGTGCGATCATATCCACTAATGCATCATCTAATGAAGTATTACCGGATTTTAAAAGACCGACGATATCATCTTCATTACGATCCATGAAACCAGATTGGATAGTCACATTTTGGATTTGTGAGTTTGCAAGTGGTGCATGACGCTGAATATAATCTAAGAAGGTTTTGGTTTTGTAGATATCAGCGAATTCAATTTCTTGAATATCGGATACTTTATAGAAACCTTCGTTGTATTGCGCACGGATACCTGCCGCTACACGATCGATGAAAGGTAACACTTGGTTACGTAATACGTCTAAACGTTGTAATAGTGGTTTAGCGTAGATTTCTGCCATCGTTTCTAATTGTTGACCGTGACCAGATTTACGTTGATAGTCTTTTAGTTGATCTTCATCTAATGAAACCGCAACACCGTTTTCTTCGATAAGACCTGGCATCGTACGACCCAATAAATCTTGGAATGTACCGGCTTGGTTAAATACAACCGCTGTACCTTGACGAGAGAACTCTTCAGTTAAATCACCTGCTAACTGTTTTGAATAATACGTTAACATCTTATACGTTCTCCTCTACTGGGCACACATCAAGATTGTTCTTGATAGCGAGTGCAACGGTTTCTTGGATGCGGCGTTCAGTGTAATCATTCTCTACGCATCTATCTGACATTGGAGTAGGTTCAGGTAACTTTACACCATTCCCTTCTACCTTATACATTACAGCTGTCACTAACTCAATAATGTTAGCGAGTGTGTAACGTGTGGATTCTAATTTGTTTACCATTGTTTTATAACCTTATTGATCAGTTAAGATTAATGTTTTTACTACATTCGAATGTGGTCTCTTAAGAGACCGGTTAAGAGTCGACATAAAAGCGGGGAGGGTTGAACCCTCCCCTATGTCTTTCAACAACTCGTTCTAAGTGTTATTTGTTATCGTACGCTTCTAACGCTCGTTGTGTCACTAACTGCAAGAGTGTAGCAGTAGTTCCGATTAACTCTGGGGAACCCACAATACGATCCGAGATAGAAGCATAACCAAACATAGCGTGAATCGGTAATCCTGACTCGGTTTCATTCTTACCAGTAAACACACGACCTGTAACAGATTTAAGCTGATTACAACGTTGTATTCACGTAGGTCGTTAATCTACGCAGTTCTCTTATGAACTTCCCAATCTTTCGACTGGATACTAGACTATATCAGTACGAATATCTTCGCACCCTCCTATTTCCATTTAAACGATTTACTTACTCGCTCAAAGTAATACGTACCACTTGGCTGTAATGGGCGTAACCCCAATAGTCGTTGAACTCTCCTCCCAATGGGAGTTTCAGCTGCGGATTGTCCATTGTTCATCTTGGATTCTTTTACTTTACCCAAGGCATTACCCTTGGCCATCACCTCTGTTACCAGGGTGACTTAGTGATCCAAGCTTTAGGACTTCCCCGTCAATTAATGGAGGTTTCCAGCTACCATAGTAACTGGGGCTAGTAATCTAACCACGAGCTTATCACCACTTGAAAACCCTAGGTCAGTCTCGATGTAGATACGGATACCTACTTGACCTTCTAGGACTTCTTGTGATTTCAGTTTTAATGGCTCATCGATCTGTCCTGTCATATGACGTTTATCAGATAGCTTCATCTTCGTTCCACTGAAACGATATTTCATGATCTGATTCACCACTTCTTTAATAGATGGGGAGAGATCATCTTCATCACAGTAGTAGAAGCAATCGATCTTAATCACCTTACCTTTATATTTTGCTTTAGGTGAAATCTGAGAAAGTCGTTTAAGTATATCTAAACTACTTCCACTGAAATACCCTGCATCAGTAAAGGCTTGGTCTTCGATCAATACTAAGCTATCATCGATATCCACTTCATCATTCAATTTAACCATGTTACGTAAGTTATCAGTTGCGTTCACAACAATAACACGTTCTTTTACAACGGATGACTTAAGCTGTTTAGCAAAATCCATCGATACAGCTGAAGAGTCTTCAAAAGTATCGTTTGATTCTACTAACATTACTCGAGCATACGTCTTATCGCACAGGATAACTTGAGTAGGGCATAATACATCACGTTGGAAGAAAGCTTGGTTGAATACCAATACCTCACCCTTCTTGAATTTATATCCTACATCACGATCACATTTGATATCATGGCGGAAGTAACTTCCTTTCGATGATGCAATTGTAATACCGATCTCTACCATCTCTTCACTGAGGTCATCTTGGTTATAAGAAACAAGAACATATTTCGGTCCTTTCTCTTTGATAACCCCATCCCCTTTTGCTACATAAGCAAACTTCTCATCGACACGATGAGCAAGGACATTTTCATATCCAGTTCTTACGCAAGGTGGCATTGCACCTCGAATTGGGATACGGTGACTTGCTTGCACCCCACTAAACGTGGCGCGTTTTTGGTCGTCATGTGTACTAAATGGAGACAGTAGAATAGGCGTAGAGAAGAGCTGTGAAGCATCTAATTCTTGTCCCGATTTATGTTTACCGGTGGTACCAAGTTTAGTATCAAAGCGGGGGTTGGCCGAAAGGAAAGTCGTAATACCTACATCTGAACTATCTACACCAGCTTCTGATATAACACCCATATCCGTATCACTGTACGTACGGGTACGTTTTACCATGGATCGTTTAGAGCGACCACCCTCACCCGTAAATGTGACGTTTTCTTTTTCTTTCACATTTTGGATTGGGTTGATATCATCGATGATCTCCATAGATGGATCTTTAGAGAGCATGATCATGACATCATTTGGTGGCATATCAAAACGACGTTTAGTTGTGATAGGTTTGGATTTAAATAGACGCATGTGGTTTACGAAGGTGGAATATACTGCACCTGCAATACGTTCGTATCCTTTAATTACCATGTCATCTATGTTAATCTCATCCACGTAATGGGAAGTTGAGAGAAGTTCTACTGCTCGGATATAGAGTGGAACCATTTCTGTTGGTTCTTTCATGTACTCAAGCATTTCACGAGAACTATCATCAATAAAGAGGTCTTGGATAAGATCTAACTCACGTTCATATCTCACTGCGACACCATCTTCATGTAGGATAGCACCGTATACTTCCTTGGTATCAAAATCGAGTGCACTGTATTGTTTTAGATAACGTGCATAATAGTTCATCCCGGAAATAATTAATTTATCACGGGTAGACATGATCGATTTATCAAATACCCATTTCTCATCAGCAAATCGGATGATCAGTTGCTTACTGTTACGTTCGATTTGTTTACCTGCTTCATATTTCTCAACAGGCAATCTTAACATCTCAACTAGACGTGCGAAACCGAGTTCACGTGCTAGGATGAAACCGACTGGCATCAATACACCTAAGATTTTCACTTCAGCATACTCATCTGGTGCTTCAAGTAAATCCATCGAGAAGAATTCATTTACATCCGTTAGTTTATTTTTCACCAACCATGTATCGTCTTTTGGATAATACTGAACATGTTTACCAAATGATAAGACACCATTTTTATCCTGGGTGATTTTTGTAAAATCGATCGTATAGAAAAGTTTCTTGTGGTGGAAACCACGATAACGAGACATCAATGCTTGGATGATACGAGGAAGATTCTTAATATCACTTCTTACTGCACCATACTGAATATCAGTATACGTCCCTTCACCAATTAAACGATCAGCTTGAGATAATACCCAGTTGTCTAAGTTGTATTTCTTTTTATCTGAACGATTTAAGAAAAGTTTTCCGTAGTAGGTTGTTAATGCAACACGATCACTGTCGATTTTACGGATAACACGGTCACGACGTTGGGAGCGAAGATAAGTTCTTACGCCACCTTGTCTGATAGTACCATCTTCATGGACTTTCGGTAATTTCAATCTTACGGTAGAAGGTGAACCTCCAACAGGGGTAAATTGGATTACGTGGGTCTCTGTATCAGAAGCAAGGTTTGAAGTATCTTCGACTTCATAGTTGCTCACCAATACACCGGTCTTTTGCATTGCCACGATATTACGGGCGATATCACGTTTTAAATCTTTCTTAATATAATCACGTTGCATATTCATGATTGTTGATTTAAGTAAAGACTTATCCGTTACCATTGGGATGTCAGGTATTTCTGCATCTTCCTGGTTTAGAGTGATATCTCTTTTCTCATTGATAAACTCACCTAAGGTTTTACCTTTAACCGGTGATTTCAATGTTTTATACGTTTCAGCTGCCTTTTCCCAGAAATCGTTTTGTTTCTTGGTTAAACCAAGTTCTTCGGTGTACTGGGTAACTTGTTTCTTAACACCCACATCAACTAATGATGAAATTGGTTTAGTGATGAGTTCTTTCTCAGGGATCTGAGTTTGAATACCCACTAATTGGTTTACGTCAACAGGCGTGTAGTTATCTTTAATTACTGCAGGCTGTTGAACAGGATCAGGATGAGTAGGGCTAAGAGCAGGAGTAGCGGTATTAAGGTCACCGAGGTTAGCTTTGACAATTGTCTGAGCTTCGCTTGATGTTCCTCCAGCGTTCGGCTGTTGGTTGACGCTAATAACGCTCTTAATTTCTGCTTCTGTTCTTGTTTGCGTAGATTCAGATTGTTTCTCCTCTACGATATCAGGTGGGATCAGAACTGTATCATCACCTTTATCTTCTAGGACTTCCGGATCTTGGAAGTCATCATCTTTTAATGTTTCTTCCGTGTTAGTATCATAGATAACTTGGATATCCTTAGTTTCTTTCTCATCGATCTCTAATGGATGTGGAATGAAACTGTTAGCCAGTTTATCCTTCTCAACAATTTTTGCTAAGAAACGGAGGAAACGCTTTTGGAAACGTCTGGCGGTAGATTGAGTGATGTTTAACTCTTCACCTTCGATTAAGTCTTCTGGTGATTCATTATCTTCCTCATCTTCACCTAGTGACTCTTTTCCTGTTACCCATCTATCCAGCAATCCTAAATTAAGTAGGACCACCGTATTGCCATATAAACAGAGTAAATCGATTCGATCTAAATCTTTCTCTTGGATATACTGGGCAAAGAGGGATTGCTTCCTTGTATAAGGATCTAACCATTTCCAGAAATCAAGGAGTGCTAATTTTTCATAACTATCGAAGATCTTAAAGTAAGATCGCTTCATTTCGATAGCAGCGCGTTTTAATTCTGGTACTTTTGGTAATTGTTCAGGGACATGGAACATCATTAACTGATGGCGATTAGTTTGTTTAGTATAATAACTAATCCCATTTAAATATCCCTTATATTTCGCTTCGAACTCAAACAGATGACGTCTTGGGTTATATCTAAACTCAAATCGTCTACCCATCAACGAGTAGTCCACAATCATATTCCATGGTCGTCTTTCTCTGAATGAGAAGAACTTACGTTCATTTCTCGCCCAGAAGATACCAGGGTTCTTTTTGTGGTAGGCTTTAATTGCAAGTCGATAGTTAAAGATTTTCTTTTTATAAGGACCTGCAACAGCACCTGCGTAATCTGTATGGTGGAAGGAAACCTGTGCTTTCTTTCTATTCTTAACAAAAGGGGATTCTGGTGAGATACCAAAACTCTCTTTCATATTTGGATAGAAGTAATGCAGGATGGAAAGATCGATCTCTTGTAGGTCTGCTACACGATGAACTTTTGGATCTTCCATCTTAACAAAGTAACGGATACCTTGCTGACGATAGACCTGTGGATATCTTGCTTCTAACGACAAGATCAGTTGGTCTTTATCTATATTTTCCATTACTCACCTCGTTTTGAACGGTAACCACGTGGTGGTGCGGTTAAACCTAAAGATGCTCGAGTTACGATATCATTTTCGATATCATAAGCCAATTTACCAGTAGCACGAATCACGGAGATACGTTTACCAGCATTTCTATTAATCTCTTCAATTGCATCTTTACTGTGGATGAAGTTAGCACTCATTTTATCTCCGTCAACTATATTTAGACTATATCTTAGTATATACCTGGGGATCTCTCAAGTATATATTCCTACCGTTTCGATACTCATATTAGAAATACTTTCTCTACTCTACTCACTTCTTCATGACAATATTCCTATTGCCGCTATGTTTTCGATAGTCGTTGAACTCACACGTCAGTAACGTGCTTTGCTGCGCCGATTGACCAAAACCCTTACTCGTTTTACTATTCCCCATTGATTGATTACTCGAGGGGTATCTACCTGTATTACTACGGTAGAGTAGTCAGTAAGATAGCGTTTAGGCTTTCCCGCAATTAGATAGGTTTATGCTGACCCTGACGGAATCTATTTGAGTCAGCTCCAAGTTCTGGTAAACGAGATCCATGTGGAGACATCGTTTGGAAGAAACTCCCATTTAGAACTGGATATTCAAGTGCAAACTCGCCGGTTGGTTGTCCATCTTCATATTTCTCAAGACGGATTGATGGTGTTGTGGTTTTGACGTAAACATCACCAATATAAGAAGAACCATCTCCTGTTACGGGATAACGGGTCATTTCGACTTTCTTCTCATTAAGTGCTTTATGACTAATCAAGTATAACCATTCGATATAGGTGATTGGCCTTACTTTATCTTTATCCCGCCCATTTGGTAATTCAGTGATATCAGATAAGATTTGATATTTCTGATCATCTTGATAGATCAACCCAAGATAGTGGCCATTGATCACGATTGGTCTTGTTTTGAAACTATCTTTACTGAATGCATCGATAGTCGCCTCATTACCTTCTATTGTTACCCATCTGTCGATTGCGATATCATCTAACTGCACATTAGTACGAGTTAAACGAGCTGGGTGAACAAGATAAGCATCGCCATCTCTTGATGGGAATGAGGTCGTATAAAGACGATCATTTCTCATGAGATAGACGATGTGCGGAATACTTCCTTTTAAACATTGGAATAAACCAATTAAGATCGTATCCACAGTTGGGGCTGAAGGATCACCTAAGATATCTGCACCCATGTCCATGGATGAAATGACGTTACGTGTACCTAGGAATAGATTACGTGCACCAAAGCGAGATTGTAAGAAACCTTTCTTCCCATCCAATAATGAAAGGAAGTAATCGTAAAGGTCATCAACGATCATCTGCATATTCAGACGAACGTTATTAATCTCAGCACCTTGAAGTGGACTGTTCTCTAAACTATTGGCAAGACGAAGTAAACGACGATAGTAGTCATTGGATTCATCTTCCGTTGTACGACCATTTTGTGCGACCTGTAGATCACGAAGACCTGCTGGTAATACAAGATGGTTAACCAAGGTTAACTGACCGCGGTATTTTTCATACGCATCGATCATTTGATTACGTCTTGCTGAAGTATTGCGTTTAAACTTCAGCTCGTTAATATGGGAGATAAAGAAGTGGTAACCTGTATCTGCACCATCATCACCAAGATCAGCAGGATCAAATTCTCCTGTCTTGAGATTCCAGATCGCAAATGCTTCACCACGCCAGATGCTCTCATAATAACGCTTGAGCTGTTTAATCCAACGTCTTACAGTCGGATGAATCAACTCCGTGTTAAGTTTGATATAGCCAAACGTATAATCACGATTCTGGGAACCTACTTGACCAAATAAGATTTGGCTATAAAGTCCTCCAGGATTGAAATCTTCACTGGTGCCATCATATATCTCCGTCGAGGTAATACGAGGAACACGAGCAAGTCGTTCTTTTGTCGGGATTAATAGTTGGACATCAAAAGGTTTAATGGGTGTTGTCATAACTCACCTTTTATTCCTTTTACATCTAAGTGTTTTTAAATTTTTTAACGTTAAAAAGTTTAGTGTCCGATACTAGTTGCCTGATATGTGGACATAGGTTGCAGGCTATGTTTTCGACATTTTGCCTAAGCAAATACGGTAAAATGTTAACTTATTCGTTATATAAATAAGCCTTAATAAAGGAGTTTTGTTATGGCCAAAAAAGACGATCTTGATTTGGATTTCGGGGATGATGATTTAGATCTGGATAGTTTCGATCTAAGCTTCGAACCGACTGAAAAAGTCAAAGATGATAGAAGCCCTATCGTAAAAGATGCGGCACATGTCGCAGAAGGGGTGAAGAAAGCCGTCTTTAGTGAAAATTCCATGCGACTCTTATTGAAGAATGCAGCACCAAGAGAATTCAGAGATACTGCAGATCTGATTGGTGATACGGTCTATTCTGTTCAGAATGAATATGATAAGACCATGCAAAAGCTTGCACCTTCAATCAAAGAGTTTAAACGAAGTGCAGAGGCATTTCGTCGTACACTTGGTAATGCCATTCCAGAAGGAATGAACAAGTGGTTGGAGAGTAAACTAAAAGAAGAAGGCGGTGGTAGTAAAGGTCCTTCACAAGAAGAGATCATCAACCAAGGAATCGAAAGAACAATCCTTGGTGTATTCCAACAGCAACAACAAGCTGAGGGACAGGCAAGACAAGAACAACAAGTCATGCAAGTCGCTCAAGCGAAAACCCAGACCGATCAATTAAATAGTACTAATCAGGTGGTTAATCAGTTAACTCGATTAGTGAACTATCAGGAAGGGATTAACCTTGGTTGGCAAAAAGAGATGCTTCGTGTTTCTCTACGCCAATACAACGTACAAGCAACCTTATTAAAAGGATTCAGTGAGTTTAGTCAAAACGCACTAAACCAATTACAATCAATCGTTAAGAATACCGCTTTACCTGACTTAGCAAAACAAACCGATAAAGAAGTCTTAAAAGATATTTCATTAAGACGTTTCTTTGGTTGGAGTCAGAATACCTTACGTGATAAATTACGTGGTAATAAGCTAATCGGTAAGACAATCAAACATCTTTCCAATAAAGCCAACGACATGCTTGTTGATCCATTGCAAGAACTGATGGGTGGTTTAACCACTATCATGGATATGCAAGGTCAAGCCATGGAAATGGAACGGGAGATGGCCGCTCTTACAGGTGGTGCGGTTTCTGGTGACCAAAAAGAACTGATACGCCGGCAAATCATGCAAAGTATCGGTGAAGGCATAGGAAGTAAGTTCTTCGGTAGCATGGGTATGCGTCTTGGCACCCTTGCGATGAAGAATAAGACCATCGCTGGCGCAGCTGCGAAAGCAGGTAACGTCAATGAAGCGATCGGTGATATACTAAACAACTTCTATCGTAATGGTATCAAGCCGGGTGAAGATGGTAAACTTGGTATAGTCGGTAAAGGATTAAACTGGTTTAGAGATGCAACGGATTTAGATCAGATTGTACAGCGTGATACGAAGGTTGGTGCAATCAACTGGCATACTTCCAAGAACCTTCACGATCCAAGAGCCTTTGATAACTATGCGCATAAATCAATCACGGAAATTATTCCCGGTTACTTAGCACGTATTTTACAAAGTAGCGAAGGGATTCGTACAGGTCGCATGCCTGATTTATTACTCTTTAGTAATGAACGTGATACTTTCGTCAGCAGTAGCCGTCATACCAAAGATTTAGCGGATACGTTATTTAAACGCAATAGCGATGTCTTAAACGGTAACCTTGATAATTTCGTTGAGAAACTAGGTGGTAAAGATCTTACTAATGAAGATAGGATTCAACTTCGTAGAAACTTAGTTGACAGCATCCGTAATGGTGAAGGCATGGATCTTCATCGTTTCATGAAGGATGATGATAAGCTAGTGAAAGGTTTATCTTCACGTGGTCTAAGTCAACTTCGAAATGGCATCAGTAGTCAAGTTAAATTTAACGATAAAGGTAAGATTGCATTAGATGATAAAGAGTCATCTGATAATAACTTATATCTCTATCGTCGATTTGATCGTTTACGTGGTGATATTCCTAACTTCGTTGATCATGTTAAAGATTTAGCTCGCCAAGGTTTAGTTAATACCGATACACTGAAAGCCATGGGTATCGTTGCGAGTGATGGAAAAGATTCACATTCGATTGATACCGATAAACTTTACGATATTCTTCTAAGTGGTGATTATAACCAATACATTAAAGAAGATGTATCTACCCAAGGTGCAATTCCAACTGGTGGATTTAGAAGAAAAACAAAAGGAACAACAAATGAAAGACGCAGTACATCAGCTCCGTATATATCTGGAGTTACTGGTACTAGTAGTCCTATTAGTCCTAATGCTGATTATTTATCTGCCATTCGCGACAATACTCGTTACCTTGAACAAATTGCTCAAGATGTTAGTGCCTTGTGTACGCGCGCTCAAGGCGATCAAGCAGCGAATAAGGGCGAAGATACTGAAAGCGTTAGCTGGCAGACTTTAGATGCTTCTATTAATATTCAGACTTCAGCAATCTTGAATAGTCTTGCTCGTATCAATCGAAATATCATTGATATGGGTGTGGGAAGCGGAAGTATCAATGATGATAAAGGTCGTGATATTAATTCTTCTGAGATGACGGATAGTCTTATCAACTGGAAGAAACTAAGACGTTACACCCAAGATGGTCGAGACTTTATCCAGCGTAAAGCCATGGGTCTTTATCAGAAAGCAAAAGATTCCACGAATCGTTTCGCGGGTGCAGTAAGAAGTAAAATATTTAATCCTTTATTTAATAAAGGAAGTGAAGTCAGAGAAAGTGTCTTACTTAAATTTGATTTATATTCACCTGATAATCTTAAAGAGCCATTAGTTAAAGCACGCGATTTAGCTTTAGGTAAGTACTGCGATATCAATGGTAAAGTGATCCGCAGTTTTAGTGAACTTAAAGGTCACCTCTGTAAGATGGGTGAGGATGGTAAACCTATTATCGTTGCAACTGTAGAAGAACTACAAAATGCGGTCGATAAAGCAGGGAATAAATTTGACATCAATAAGATCAAAGGTCTTGGTGCCAATGTTCGTTCTTGGATGCAGGATAAGATCAACCAGATCACACCTAACCTTAACATCGGTTCTCAATTAAACCGCGCGAAAGATCTTGGACGTAAAGCCATTGGTCGTATCACTGATGCCTTGGTTAAAGATGTTTACGTTGGAGATGAACGTTCACCACGTATTACCGCTAACCAGTTAATTAATGGTATTTACTTCTGTAACGGAAAACCATTAAGACAAGTTCGTGATATCATTAGTGACGTAGTTGATCACGATGGGAATGTCATCCTCTCGTTATCTGAGATGCGTAATCAAGGTTTATTTGATAAAGATGGTAAACCTTATAAAGATGTCCTTGATAACCTCATCAGTAACGTTATCGCAAAACCATTCAAGTTCGGTAAGCAAATGCTTAAAGGCGGAATTGATTTCCTAGGTTCACTTGGTAACAAATTCAAAAGTTTATTCGGTGGTGTATTTGGTGGTTGGGGTGAAGGTATCACTTTCAATACGAAATGGACGAAACGTATCTATGAATTATTAGTCTGGAAGTTTGGTGGTCAGCCTGATCACCACATGAAAGATATCGCATCTGATAGTATCACTCAAGAGAAATCAGGTGATATCGTTAAGGATGCGAAGAAACGTGCTGAGTCACTGAAGAAACGTTTTGGTAATGCGAAAAACTTTGCTGGTTGGATGGCTGATAAAGCCAGACGAATGGGTGAAGGGTTTAATGTTAAAGGTGGTATTCAGGATTATCTCAAAGAGAAAACTGAAAGAGCAAAAGCTAAGAAAGAAGAACGGGAAAGAGCACGTGCTGAGAAAGCTGAGAAACGTAAATCAAGATTATCTCTAGATGGTCTTAAAGGTTTCGGTACGGGAATCATTGATCGCTTTACTGGTAAACGCCGTAAGGGTTCTTGGATGGACCGTGTTATGCAATACGGTAATAAAGATTCAAGACGTGGTATGATGAGTAAGCTCTTTGGTCGTAAAGGCGCACCGGAAGATGCGAATCAAGGTTTCTTATCGAAACTTGGCATGTTCATTCCGATGATCTTGGCCGCGATTAAAGGTGCACCTGCAGCGATTGGTAGTATTTTACTTAAACCATTCCAATGGATTGGTGGTGCGGTAAATGGCGTACTGAAAGTAGTTGGTGGTGTTAGTGGCTTTATTAAAGGCGCATTAACCGGCAAAGGTACGGGTCTGGGTGCAGCAGCAGGTAGAGTCGTTCATGCAGGTGGTAAACTTGTAGGGCGTGCTGGATTAGCGGCTGGTAAGTTTGTAGCCAATAGTGCATTGCGTGCTGGTGCAGCAATCCTTGGTACACCAACTGGTTGGGCATTACTTGGTATTGCAGCAGTAGGTTGGTTCGGGTATAAACTTTGGCAGTACTATCGCGATAACTTCCAAGAAATGGATGAGTATCGTTTAGCGAGCTATGGTATCCACCCTAATAATGATGTTGGTCGTTCTAACATTATCCTTGCTTTTGAGAAAGAGATGGATAAGGAACTCTTAGTTGATCCGCAAACGGGTTATCTCAAAGAGAAAGAAATCGACATGAATAAATGGGCAGCGTTCTTCTGGAATGAAGAAGCACAAGGTGCATTAACCCAAGAACAAATGCAAAATGAACAGTTACCGCGTTTTACCATGTGGTATAAAGAACGTTTCTATCCAGTTTATAAACGTCATAAAGAAGCATTATTTGCCATGATGACGCAAGCTGAACACGGAACGTGGAGTAACATTAAGCAATGGTTTAAAGGGGATAATGGACGTGAGCTTTATAATCTAGAAGGATTAGAAGATGGTTATAAACCGTCATTCGTTCGCATGTCATTCTTAGACAAGGATAAAAATCCTGGTGTGCCTGATATCTATAGCTATACTTCATTACCATTCAGTGACTATGAAGAAGGCGGTGTCGGTTACGATCAAGTTCGTTATTATGCGGTTCGTGTAACGGAAGCATTCCGTGATGATGAGAAAGACATTGTTGAGGATCTTGATGATAACAAGAAAGATGGAACTGGAAACGGTTTCCTTTATGAAGATCTCTTTGCAAATCGCGATAAACTTATTGCTCAACGTGAACAATATAAAGCGGACGTACAAAGTGGTAATATCACGGTTAATGGTCAGGATAAAGACAATGCGGTTGTAGCAGGTAATGTTGATACTAAGGTGAAAATTAAAGTTGGTGATGGCGCAGAAATTGAAGTACCATATATCGAAGCGGTTGAACAATACGGATTGAAAGATAACCGTGTAAGTAATCTACAAGCGATGCGTTTCATTGCTTACGGTTTACTTTATAATACAACCGATTACTTTAGTCGTAACCACATGGAAGTTATTCTTGAACTTGAAAAAGAAGTTCGAGAAAACCACATGCGTTCTGAAGCTCGTGATGGTGCTCAGGGTAGTGTGACTTGGTCTTCTGGTGAAGATGGACTTAAGAAAGTCTGGTCTTTATTTGCTGTGAAGTTTGGTTATAAAGAACAAGATGAGAACAGTTTTAAGATTTGGGTAGAATGGTTTAAACATCGTTTCTGTGCAATCTATTTTGGTTTACTTGCAACAGCTTGGAGAGATATTAAAGATTTCCGTGGTAAGAATGCAAAAGACCTTGATAAGATTGCGGTTGCAGATCAGATGCCACTTGCTAATTTCTTAATGAGTAAACCAGTTGTTGATATTATCAAGAATGAATCTGATAAGGTTAACGATACAGGCCGTATCATCTTCGCTGGTGTGGCGATTAATAATAGCCCTGATGCGATGAAAGAGTTCTATGAGAACATCAAAGCAGAGAAAGAATCTAAGCCTTATGAAATGCCTTTATCTGAAGAGAAAAAGAAAGTTCTCCAAGAGAAATGGCAGAAATACATGGCTGATGAAGAGAAACGTCGTGAAGAAGTTAAAGCTGCTTTCCAACAAGATACTGGAAGTGGTGGTGGTCAATATATCGATTCTTCGATTATGGCTGCTGATAATACCGCAGTAAGAAATGACAGTGTTGCGGGTTATACCAATAATGGTTCACCTTTGGAAGATGGTGGTGTTTCTACCCCTTCTTATGCGGATATGGCAGGTACTTACCAAGATAGTGGTTATAAACCACCCTCAGCGTCTCAACAAGAGATCATCGATGAGTACGTTAAACTAGCTCGTGCAGATGGTATCGATGATAACCACATCGCCATGTATTTAGGTATGATGGAAGCAGAGTCTCAACTCAAACCTCAGTCTGAAAACATGAAGTACTCTACGGAGAACTTGTTGAAGATCAAACGAGGTGCGGAAGGTTGGCAAGGTTACGTCTCTGTACGTAATAAACTGGCTGGTATGACTGATGCGCAAATCGCAGCGATTGAGAAAGATCCTAACCGTCAGCAAATCCTAGGTAACTTATTCTACGGCGGTAGAATGGGTAATGGACCAACTGAAGGTTACATGTATCGTGGTCGTGGGTTAGTTCAGATTACAGGTAAAGACAACTACGTCAAATATGCGAAACTTGCAGGTCACCCTGAAGTGATTGCAAACCCTGATTTAATGAATGATCCGAAGATTGCAGTTGCGGTAGCACATGCTTATGCAAAAGACCGTGGATTGTATCGAAAAGATTTCAATGGCATGGTTGCTGGTATCGTAGGTAGTACGAAGATCGGTGAAGGCATGGGTAAACGGATGTCAGCCTATAAGAAACATCTTGCGAATATGAGTAAGTATGGTCAAGGTGCTGGCATCACAGGTAATACTTCTGAAGACGGAACAATTACTATCAATAAAGGTGATACTGGTGCAACAGTAACCAATAATGTTCCTGGTATCGCAGGTGCACAAACTGGTGCAAATATTGCAAGTTCAGTATTGAATATGCAAATCCCTGCTGTTGGTACGAAAACTGCTTCAGCTAACTTCAATCCAGCTCAGTATGAAGATAGTATCTTAGGTGGTAAAGTCTTTAACCCTGCTCAGTATGAGAATGTAAACAGTACAGGTGGTAATAGTCAAAGTTATGCACCATTACAAACTCAACCTGGACAAACTCAACAAATTAACCAAGCGATCCCAACTTCATTAGGTGGTCCGGTTAATAGTACGAGTGTTTCTCCTGCTGAATATAAATGGATTCAAATTGCAAGTAAAGAGATCGGTGTGAAAGAACAATCCGGCTCTACGCATAATCCACGTATTCTTGAATACTTCGCAACTTGTAACATGAAAGGGGTAACGGATGAATTACCTTGGTGTAGTGCATTTGCTAACTGGGTTATTACTCAAGCAGGTATGCGTGGTACCAACAGTGCTTCATCTCAATCTTGGTTAGATTGGAAAGGCGGTCAGCGTTTCAATAAACCGGTATATGGTGCGCTCGTTGTATTCAAATGGAAAACAGGCGGCGGTCACGTTGGTTTCGTAGTAGGGATGAAATCAGGTAAGTTAGCGGTACTTGGTGGTAACCAAGGTAACATGGTTAAAGTATCAGGATTCCCAACTAATGACGTGGTAGGTTATATCTTACCGACGGGCGTTCAACCTGTTTATGATATTCCTGAATATAAAGGGGATATGAATGTTTATAACAATGGAAATGATGCTCGTGCCGATACACGTGGCCCAAGCGTTGAGAAAGGTGGTAATAGTAGTGAATCTGCTTTAGCGGCTGTAACAGGTCAAGGTAGTACACAACTCGCACCAGCAAATCCTGCTGCGGATGTCGCACAACAATTAGGTAATGATACTTCTACAATACCAAGCATGGGAAGTAGTATCGCACCTGAGCTAAATGCGTTACGTTCACAAATAGGTACACCTAATACTACAGGTACTTCAGTACCTCCAGTAGATGGTAGTATGGCGACTGGTGATAGTACAGCTCAACCAACCGGAACAGATACGTTCAATATGGCGCCTACATCGAGCGCTCCTGCGATTTCAAGTCCATCTGATAATATCGTAAGTAGTCTTAAACAAGCCTTCGTAGAGGGCTCTGTAGAGGGCAATAAACTCATGACGGATCTACTTAAACAACAAGTAGAACTTCAGGGTATCAACAACGATACGTTAGTTCAGGTGTTACAAGCAATCCAAGCGAATGGTGGTGCGGTAAATGGTGATAGTAATATGACACCAAGACAGCGTGAGGAATCTGAACGTAATCAGAACTCTCCTGCCAATCCAAAGCAGAAAATGACTGAGAACATGACAACAGGTCCTGTTCGTACTTCAGTAAAAGCTTAAGCTTATTAATTTAAAATAAGAGGCTACCTCGGTAGCCTCTTATTTTTGTTGTTCTATCAAATTTATAAGTATATATTATTATTTTAAGATAGTGGGTGTGAATCTTGCTATCTTACAAAGGGAATCATTCATCAAACTGAAGCCGTGACATAGGTGGAGGGTTACCTAATGGTAACCCTCTTATCATTAACATCCCGTTAAGGAGTTAACTATGGTCGATTTCAATCGAGCATTTGTACTCATAACGTTTATTCGAGCGCTTTGCCCGGATCATTTCTATTCGAACTGGTTCAAGAATACCGTAGAATGCATTGATGCGCTATGCAAGGATGATTTTTCGGTATTCGAATATCAGCGTTGTTGGTGTGAGTACAAACTTGCCGACAATGTATTCCGCCAGCTATTCGGCTGGTAGACCCATGACAGTAGTGGTGGGATGTGACCCCACCACTACTACATTGTATTAACCATCATTGTAAGAATCTAATAGGAGGTTTAACATGACGACAGTCGTTTATAAAAATGGTACACTTGCTACCGATACTAAGTTAACCATCAACCAGGAGAATTTACCGAAAGCTGACGGCATTATCAATGAAATGCTAGATGATCCAGAAACAGATGAAATAGATCGTGGTATTCTACTACGAACACTCGATCTCATCGGTGGTGACTTATTGAGTCTATATCAAGATGGTAAATTTATCATCCTAAATAAAGAACAACAATTTCGTTTACATGAAGAAGATGTAGATAATGAAGTTGTTGCTATTGCTGGTATAGGCAATATGTTAGCTTTTGCTGATCTTGAACATTGGTTAGATGGTACACGTCAAAATATCGATGAGTTCTGGTATCGTTTTAACGCCAGAAACATACAGAATGCTGAGGAAGGTATTATATCCGAAGAAGAAGCAGCGGATCTTATAATTGAACTAATGTTCATTACCAAGAATGGGTGTTACACTTGGAGTGTCAATAGATTCAATGATACGTGTTGCGATGAGTGTTATTATCCAAATAACAGCAAACTCGCTATCGTTATGGGGTCAGGTGCTCAGAAATTTACGGATGAGATATTCTTCCGTGTTTCAGTTGCGGAAGTAGATGGTGACCACACAGCAGAGGAGCTAGTTAAGCTTGCAATGAAGCATGATGAACTTACTGGTGGTGAAGTAAAAACTTTCATTTATAGTTAAAGAGGTGAATAATGAATAAATTTGGATTGAAAGCAGTAGGGGTAGATGAACTCGAAACGATTCTACCGAGACGTTGCGATGTGATTCAGGAGCAGACTAAACTCAGAATCGAACATGCATTGCGTTATATCGCAGATAAAATTAAAAAGAATGCAGGTACCTATGATAACATCACAGTTGGTGCCGCTGAGTTATCAAGTTCTTTTCGTAACTCTGGATTACTACCATGTCTAATTACCAATCCGCACTTACATTGTTATCTTAGACAGGCCGGTTATGAATTCGAGATCATTGATGGTAATCGCATCATGATCAGCTGGGGTGGAATGATCCGGTAATAGTAAAGAGGCTACTTCGGTAGCCTCTTATTTTGTCCATTTCTTTTTTTTTTGGACAGAAGTAGAGGCATCCGAAGATGCCTCACTTTGTAACAACTAACAAAATTTACAAAAAGGTGTTCAATGTCTCATCAATAAACTGAACGTTGTATAATGCAATTTATACATAAAATAGTTAACGGTTTCCATATGGAGAACGGACTACACCTGTCATCATACCAAAGCGACGTTTACGTACATCGATACGTTTATCATCCTCTTCTTTACGAACAAATGAGTCAACCGTTCTTGTTTCAATACCATAACCATCTAGCTGTTTATTGATTACATTCAAACGTTGGCTAATTCGCATTCTAAGTGCCGCATGAGAAGTTTTAGAGAATTCCTCGACTAATTCATCGGCTTCCTGTTTAAGCTTCTCTATGCGTTCTAATTCAACGAAATCATCTTCACAAAGTTGTTTACCATCCTGAGTTACATTAATCATGGCACGTCTTGAGTCGATTCCGTAGAAATCGATATTCTTACCATAACGAAGTAACCAGTTAGCGAGTAGCCAAGCAATACATGAGTCATCGTGTCCATCTGCACTGTGGTCAACACGTCCTGAGTCATCCACTTTTAATTGCGCTAATTGGTTCACTAAGAACTGGTCGCGCATCACATGACGGGATTGTTTTGCTGCCTCATCTAATACTTTCGAATATAAATGAGTACGGGTTTTCTCAGAGGTATTAAAACCAAAGTATTGACGACATTGTTCGATATCATCTTTAGATGGTATTCTGTTACGTTGGAGTAACATGTAAAGATCTGGTTTCAGTAACTTGTTATCGATGATACGATTGAAGATACGTTTAAATGGATTGATACCCGCATGTGTGAAGGTCAACAAGATCGTATCGATAAATGTCTGCGCTGAGGATTTCTTCTCGATGATGAGGGTAACATTCTCATACTTACTCATGAACTCGGCTAACCATTTCGCTGAGGTTAAGATCGAACCTTGACGAATAGATACGGTAGCTACAATCGATAAGTCAGTCACATTAATCAATACTAATGCAGTACTGTCTCGACCGATCTGTTCTGAGGTATCGACGCCTAGGATACACTTGTGCGTTGCCATATACTGAGGAATCTCTTCCTGATCGATATACCAACGGATTACGTAGCCAGTTGAGGTCATCTCATTGTATTTTGCCATACGGATAGATTTATCCATATCCGCTAAAATCGCTTTAGGGATGATATTATCTTTACCACCTTTACCCCAGATTAAGAAGTAGTCTTTATTGATATCTTCATCTGTTGATGGTGCAGACATGATACGAGCATAAAACTCTTCATCGGAAATCCCTAACATCCGATGCGAGAACTGCATACTGACTAATGGAACAGGTAACCCCGTTTGGAAGTTAATGAAGTTTAACGCTTCTTCCCGGTTTTGTTTATCGTAAAGTCCTTCAGACCAAGGACAGCCACTGACAAATAAATCGTAAGCATATTTACCTTGCTTAGTCGATAAGTCACCTGCAGTTGTCGTGTAAAGTCTTCCGTAAAGCATACCGGCTGCTTTTGCGTTGTTGATTGCCGCGTCCATCGCTGAGGATACAGCAGGCAGCATCACCCAGTTGTATTTTACGAAAGCAATCTCATCCACGTGTAGTCGTTCGATTGTATAACCACGAGCTGCGTTGATCGCTGATTGTGGGTCATTCTGAGCAGGGATTAGGTTGAGGGTATTCATCTCCTGAGCATAGTTGATGTAATCCTCGATATCTTTATCCTTACGAGTCTTAATCCACATGTAAGAAGGTAACATCCCACGGATCGCTTTAAGACGTTCCGTATTCTTAACCACCAAGGGCCTATCTTTAGTAATAAGTAAGCCCTGTGTCTTATATCCATACACCATCACGTTATACACGTGGAACAAGTCCGCGCCAACAGATTTACCTGTCTGACGTGGTTGGATAGCATAGGTTGAGAAACAATTTAATAAACACCACCACATGGCGATAATAGAACGGTTTGCTTGTACTCGGATACCGTCAGTACCAGTTGCAGGAAGTCTTGCCACTTCACGTAACCAATACCAAGGATTTCGTTTACACTCAATGATAACTGCTGTACGGAGTTCAGCAGATAATTTGGGGTCGAATGGATCGACCCCAACGAGACGTTTATCAAAAAGTGCTAGTGGGAACAAGCAGTTCTTTATCCCTTGCTTTTTCAGTAGATTACAGAATCGAATGAACGAGGTGTTCGTTGTCTGGAAATCCGCTATCGCACCAGGATAACGCAACCAGTCTTCTTGATAAAGTATCATGTTATTATTACCTTATTAGTAACGTAAGATCATCGGTGTGACTGAAAGATGTTGCGTTTCAGTTGGAGATAATTTACGTAACCATTCGATTGTTAATGTACTACCTTCTACCATTGGGAATTGAGGGTTATTTGGAATACCGACTTCTTGGTTCCATTTCTCAATTTCAAATTCCACTGATGTACCATCTGATGTGGTCACACTGAAGTGTGTTGGAACTGGTGCTTTGGCTTCGACGTTCTCATCAAACAATGGTTTAGTTTGATAGTAAGTTCCCTCTAAGAAGAGATCTAATGAACGGAAGTCAAGATAACCATTTAGGTTAATACCAATCTCATCAGTACGTTCACGACGTGACATTTTAAGTTTAGTGTTTGCACCATAACCAGGAGTTTGTGATACGTGATATTGAATCAAGTAAGGCACATCGTAGTTCAGTGGATTACCGGATAAACCAATTTGGAAGTTCTGAACATGACGATAGCTATTTAAACCGATATTAAGCTTAGATAACTCGAGTGCTACTGAGATGTGCTGCACGGTACCAAATTTCTTACCATTAAACATCTCAGTGTTTGCACCCGGTTCAATATAATCAGTCACATTTAATACGATATCACGATCAAGGTTGAATAACCAGTATTCTAATTCGTAACCTGCTGTTGCATCCGTCCAACGTGGGATAGCCACTAAGTTCACTGAGTAACTACCATCCACTTCTAATGTACGGTAGCGATATATTTCAGTAATATGACGATCTGCACCAATTGAGGCATTCCACGCCAATTCATTATCTGCTAATTGATAACGTAAACCGAATGAGTTCGTTTCACCACGTAAGGTTGAGATATAATGATCTAAACCTAAGATAGAGAAACGACCACCATCAATTGAGAGGATACGATCACTACCATCACTATAGTAAACTTTCGCCATCGTAAATAAACCATCGCGTTGGATGTTAGATGGGAATTCTACTAAACGGTCATCAGATGATGAAATAAACGGACTAATTAACTCGATACCTGTTACGTAAGCAGTTGCTGCATCTAAACTACGTACGTTAGCTGCGTTAGCTACGATAAAGGTATTTTCACTACACGCTTTACCTGAAGCAGAATACGTTACTGCAGTGATGATTTCACCGATTTCAAGGTGTTCAGTTGTATGACAAACAAGTGGACGTTTGATTGCATTACTATCATCAAAACGACTACCGATTGTGACAAGTGGTACGTTCTCAGAATAGTTATCTAAGTTACTATTACGATACTGAGAAATCACTTTACCTGTTGAGGAAGTATCACGACCTTTGAATAACTTCATATAAGCCGTATCGGTACCATATTGGTGTAAGTTCACATCGACCATTAACGTGTGCGGAATCACACTCTTGTCGTAGAAGATACGCCAGGTCTCAGATTGATAACCTGGACCTACACCTCTAAATTGATTAAGCTCATCTTCATCTTCTTTTGCGAAAGTTAGGTTTGCAAAAGTTGGGATAAGTGTAGACTCATCCACACTCACCACTTCTTTAAAACGGATAATACCGCCACGGATATCTTCAACGATATCACCTACATTTGGTACGTATAATCCTTTTGAATCTTGACCCATATAGATCTGATTCATATTCCATTGACGCCAGCCGCGTTTTTCATTGCGGTCTATCGACGTGACGTCTGGAGTAGCTTGATTGAGTTCATTTAACTCCATCTTATCTTATCCTTTTATTCTGTTACGTTTCGACGAGTACGTGTTACCTTAAACCAACCATTCAATCTTACCTTGTTACTTAAGTAAGTTTGATTGATATGCTCAAATAAAGCGTAGATACGATGATGTACTACAGTAGGTTGAGCTTGGTCAAATGGTCTTGGGTCAACGATAGCAAAGTCTTCATCGTAACCTTTAACACATGGATCACTGTTTAATAAGAACTTAAACTTACTAATCAATCGTGCAACTTTCGCTTTATTGTGGTAGTCGAACTCGATATATTTACGTTCGTTCGCTAACACATGCGTAATTATTGCAGACATGAAAGGTGAGTATAATTCATATTTCCCATTTACCACAACATGTTTTGGTAATTTCTCACGTTGTAGTCGGGTTGAGAGATAATTGATGATATCAATGTTGTTTTGTCTATCTGATTCTTGGAAACGATAGATCTGACGATATCCCGCATAACCACGTAATGCAATATAGTGGTCATCAATCGAGTATGGTGTACCATCTGGGACTTTGACTTTCGCTTCACCGTATTGGTCATCGAACTTCAAGAGATGTGGGTTATAAATTCCACCACCAATCGTTACACGAGAGATACGGTTTTGATGTAAGTCATAGTGATAGTCTACAGAGAGCTTACCGTCAATCACATAACCGACCTCACGTGGTTTATCAACTGATTTACCATCACGACTAAACCCTAATGCGCGATAGGTGATATGAAGTTCATTCTGCTCAGTCATGCCTTTGAGGTATTGTTTTGAGAAGATGATCACACGAGGGAAATCAACACGGTAATCGATATTCTCAATTAACGCTCTTCCATTTAACCACACTGCAATTTTAGCAGGTGCAATATCTAAGATCTCATTACTCTCACCATGAACTAGAGTAAAGTCTACTATCCCATCCGAAGCAGGCACTAAGATCAAATCACGACAAAGGAACTTATCATCACCAATAACATCATAGCGAACATTTGCTGGATCAGCATTAGTAAAGGAGAAACCATTATCACGTTGTACAAAGTTAGAGGTAACATTCGTCACATCACGATAACCACCTTGATAAGTGATCACGTTATTTAAACCGAGTACTTTCGTGATACGATATAAACGATAGTTCGAGATTGCATTAGTCGTTACATTGATCTTGTCACCAACACCAACATCTTTATATAATGAAATCTCATGAGAACCTTTACCTGAAATCGCTTCGATGTAAATTGTCCCTTCATTGACCGGATAATACTTCATGGTGTCAGTACTATAATACCAACCTAAAAGTAATCCATCTCTATCATACTCATAAATCGTACAACTATCCATTAAACCAACCGGAATAATGAAGTAGTTTTTATTTGGATCTTTGGTGATTGATACGTTAGGATTAGCAAGTGCTAATGAAGCTTGGTCATAACCATACGCATCTAAGACACGCTCAGCTGTAAGCTCGTGTCTAAAACAACGCATCAGATAATTGTAATCTGATTTCTCAAGTTCACTGGCTTTCCATACATCGATATTTGATGCGGTATCTGTCATCGCATCTAAACGTTTTTCGTAATCAAGCTGATATAACTCCATGACATGATGGCGCTCAGCAATCAGATTACGGTCCAATCCTGATTCATGTACCACAACTTTCAAATACCAGTTATCAATATCAATCTTCTCTTGCATAGAAGTTAATGAAGAAAGAAGATAGTCTACTGGCAATGAATAAGCTTGGTGAGTCACCATACGTAAACTGTCTTCACGGTTACGGTGATAGTAGTTACCCTTTTCAAACTCAGCATGTTCAATTGCATCCGCCAGTGTTGCTTCTGGATACATCTTCATGTAGTTAACAATCTGAAGTCTTGGTACGTAGATTGGGAAGATCTCGATATCATCACGATAATGGATCTTTCTTTTATCTTGTACGTGTTTTAACATCAGTAAATACTTATTACATTTATCCAAATCAGAATGGAATGAACGTAATGATTTTACTGAGTGATATTCAACATGGGTTACGGAACCATCATCTGACATTTCAATATAGTCGCCGTAGCTGTTACCCATGATTTTATTAGATGGTCTACCGTTCGTAAAAATAAGTGGGTTGTGGTAGTCTTTCTCATAACGATCGTTATAAGCATTCACCATATCACTTAAATCTGTTCCTTTCTTATATATACGACTATCCACGTAAACACGTTTAGTACGTTCAGTCTGGTTATTCATCTTCCAGAAATGACTACTTCTGAAATGGAAGTAAATCGATTCAACACCAAACTTAATTCCTAAATCTCCATCCTCACGAATTGCAAATAAAATCGTACCATCATCTTCTAGGAAATAGAAGACATTACAAAGTGGAACTAAAATACCCGCATCATTATAAATACGAACAAGGAAGTCAGCTTCTAAGCACCATTCTGTAATTGGTATCCATCTTTCTTTATGGGTAGATAAGTTAAACTCATCCGGATAGTTCCCACCAATCATATACATGTGGAAACGGTCGGTGTTATTAGGGAGCGATAATAAACGCTCAAACACCATGGTATCAATAATATCCCCATTGTCATCAGTAAGCTGGGCAGCCTCGATGATATATTGCTCATCTTCATAAGGACTACACCAGACAAGCTTAGCGGCATGTTGGATAAGATATTCTTGATAATAAGGACTAATCACAGTCATGTTTTCTGTTTTCCTTATTAAATAAAATTATTCGTATACTGGACCGAAGTATTTCGCGGTATTACTACTTACGAATGTTCCTAAAGTACCATTACGATCTAAACGTTTCATGATTTGACCTAATGGTAATTTTTGATAGAACTTATTCTTCGCACAAGTAAAGTTAATAGCAAGCCATGCCGGCGGATATTCAATTGCCACGGCCATGGTTTCTTTTGGATTACCTTGAGAGATCCAACCACCTGCAAGCATGATTGTTAAATCACCTACGCTTAATTTAGATAGACGTGGTGACCATGCGAGTTCACGAATTTTCTTCATGAATGAATCGATATCCTTCAGATCAGAAGCATCTAACATTTCAACGATCTGCATGTGAGTACCGATATCGACTTTCATCTTACGAGAAAGAATCGTTGCAATAGAAGCAAGTTCTTCTGGTTTAATATTTTGGATATCTTTTACGGTACGAGTTGCATAGAACAATTGGAATGCGGCCATCAGACGTAACGTTGATTCTGGATCTAAACCTAAACGACGTGCGACTGTTTCAGCCACCAATGCACCATAGGTATTAATTGGTAAGTCTTGCGTTAAGATTAATGAATCCGCATCTTTCATCCATTCACCCATTGCAATCGCATACACCATAATGAAGTTAGTACTCTCATTGGTTTTATTGCGATGGATGATATCATTTTCTAATTTAACCCCCGCATAAGAACGGAAGTCAACAATAATCGTTGGTTTTTGTTCTGGCAACTCAATGATAATCGGTTGGTAGAAATAAGGAAGTTCTACATCACCTGCTACACCTAAAATACGATAGGTGTCGAAATCATATTTCCCTTCTTGGTCAATTAACTTCACTTGCTTAGTGATCACCATTTCTTTTAATTTCTGCTCGAGTTTACTGATGTTAGATCGACGCAGAACCATGGTCTCATAAGGACTTTTCATGTTCATCTTTTATATACTCATTTAGCTAAATGTGGTTTATAGTGTCATACTCCATATTTTTAACTGCCTACGTCTAGGTGTAAAAGTCTACAGAGTTCGTATCATATGTCGTAAAATCGACCCACCCTAGATCTTAAGCCATTTCATAAGCGAAAGACCGAGGGTAGACCCCTTATGTCTGGGGTATAAAACGACATAAATTTCTTAATTAAGGAGTTTATTAATAGTGGGAACTGTAGGAATTCTAGTCACCCTACTTTATTTTACTTTGATAGCTCAAGAGCAATAACGGTTATCTCCATCTAGTACTGGGTGAGATAATAAAACTAATATATTAGTAACCAATAAATAAAGAGGAGTTTCTCTATGGTTATGGCTACATTTGAGCCGCACAATAGTACCCCGCTGATTTGGTATCCGGGTACGAAGGATGAATCCATCCGTGCTGTTCCTTACGTTGCACCAGAGATCCCGATGCATTTACCTGTGGTATTTACTTATGCAAGTAAAGGTCCATTCAATGCAGTAATTAGCTCTGCTTCTTCTGCAGTCGCTTTATTCGGGGAAGAGATCTTTGATGAAAAGAGCCCTTATGGTACTTTAGCAACGCCTTTTGCTAACCTATTTAAAGAATACGGCAATCCAATGATGGTACAACGTCTTCATCCAAAAGACATGCCAGCAGAAGCACGTATTTGTTTAGCAATCGAATGGGTTAAATCGCCTCAGTTCCGTAAAACAGTTCGTACTGTTTCTGGTGAACACGAAGTAGATGCGAACAACAAAATCGTATTAAGTACTGAAGAACCAATCGAAGGTATCCTAGCAAGATGGCGCGTGATCGCAATGCCATCAGATGGCAAACTTGGCACATTAGAAACTCGTACTGGTACATTACAAGTACGTGATGATGCAACCAGCCAATCTAAAATCTCTCCAATCTTTGAATTCAAAGCACAATGGAAAGGTAAATCTGGTAACAACATCGGTCTTCGTTTCAGTGCACCTAACAAACGTGGCGGCTTGACCAATGCGCAAGTAAGCACATTATTAGATCAAAAAGCTTATCTTTACAACATCCAAGTATTAACACGTCAAAATGAACGTGCTGATGGTGTTGTTGTTAAAACTCAAACCGGTGGTAATGCGGTTCTTTGTTCATTCAAAGAAGGTGCATTCGATATCAATGCAGGTAATGCTTCTATCGACTTCGAAGAAATTTTCTTAGATAGTTATCAAGACTTCGATACTCGTGGTGGCAAACCAGCAACTTATGGTGATATCGGTAGCTTCCATTTGTATCGTGAAAACTTAGAAGAAGTTCTAGGTGAAATGTATAAAGTTGAAGCACAAACCAACAATACGGCGTTAAGCACAACTGAAGGTGTTGAAGATGGTAAACATCTTATCAACTTCTTTACTGGTCGTGACCACACTAATCGTCCTTACAACGCAATTTACGTACAACGTGAATTAGATAGCAATGATGCGATCTCTATGGACAGTGGTAAAACCTTCTGGTTAACAGGTGGTGGCGATGGTACTATGAACAATAAAAACTTTGACGCATTAGTTAAAGAAATCTTTGATACCATGGCAACCGGTAATGAATTACACCCAACTACTTGGAGAGACCAAGGTAAATATCCATTCCGTCAAGTATACGACGTAGGTTATTCTACTGAAACCAAAGTAAGTCTTTACAAAGTACTTGGTGTACGTCAAGAAGCTAACCTAACGATGAGTACTTGTGACTTCATCAACAACCCTAACCAAGCGCCAGCTGTGGATGTAGAAGAATCAATCGGTGCAAACCTTGTTTCTAAAGCACGTAACTACGTAGAATCTGAACTATTTGGTACAGGTTCAATGCGTGCAGTAATTATCCCACAAGCGATGAAACTTATCAACAACCCACGTTATAAAAAATACGTTCCAATGACGTATGAAGTAGCACGTATGCGTGCGCAATACATGGGTCAACCTGGTGGTATGCTTGCAGGTTATGGTTATGATGCGCCTCCATACAACCATGTATTGGAAGGTAAAGAAGTAACTAATGCTTACATCCCAGTTGAATCTCGTATTCGTTCTTGGGATAACGGTGTATCATACTTCATCAACAAATCTGACCGTGTAGTATTTTGTCCTGGTCTGAAAACAGTTTACAAAAACGATACCTCTATCTTAACTTCTGATATCACAATGCAAATCATCTGCGATATCGACTATATTTGTTTCCAAGTATGGGCAGAGTTAGCAGGTAACAGTAAACTAACCGATGAAGATTTCATGGAGTTATCCGACACCATGATCCGTGACCGCGTACGTGGTCGTTATGATGACCGTGTTGTGGTTGTTCCGCATACTTACAAAGACACGAAAGACCAAGCTCAAGGCTACAGCTGGACATGTAAAGTAGATCTTTACGGTCCAAATATGCGTACCTTGAATAAATCATTCGTGGTTGCAAAACGCATGGAGGACTTGACAAATGCCTAGTGGTACTTTACGTAATGGACGAGTTCTCATCGCAAAAGACTCAGTTCTTAAAAATAAAGTTGGTCTTGCTAATGGTGTTTCTGATGTTGTTGCACGTCTTGACGTGGATGGTCAGAATGGTCTTAGTACCGACTTCCGTGTATTGAATGCCAATACACCATACACCCGTAATAACGTTCTCTGTTTCGTACTTGAAGTACCATTGTTCTTCAAATACATCGGTAATGATAACGGTAAATCAATGGTTCGTGCATTTAAAGCATTGATGGAAAACAAATCTAAGAAAATCTCTGGTTTGGATTCTTCTATTAAAGCTGAATATGTTCAAACTAACGTAGGTGCAAACGAAGTATTCGATGTATTCTCTCGTACTACCCGTGAAAAATCAGAACCAACTCATACTTGGGATGATGTAATCGGTCGTGGTATCAGTTTATTCTTCGAAACTTGGATTGTGATGGGTATGGGTGATCCGATTACTCAAATCCCTGGTGTGGTGACTACTCAAAAATACATCACCGAAACCAACAATCGTAAATCAGCTGCATTCAATGCTTACAGCTTAATGCCTGAAAACATTGCGGCTACTTGTATCTACATCGAACCAGATCCAACTTGCACCTATGCAGTGAACGCGTGGTTGTGTACTAACATGATGCCAGATAACGCTGGTGATCGTGTGGGTGAAATGGATAAAACTGCAGGTCGCGAGACTGTTGAGGTAACTGTTAAATTTACTTGTCTTCAAGAAATTAACAGCGGTACAAAAGTACTTGCAAATAACATCTTGCAATCTCTTGAAATCCGCGGTATGGCTTCAGTAGACCGTCGTGCATACTTAGGTGACACCTATGAAGATATTGTGAAAGCCGGCGAAATCAAAGTTTACGATGATTTAGCTTCAGCTGATAGCACTGGTATCATGCAACAAAACTACAAAATGGCTCGTACTGAGCACACCACTAAGATGAAAGCTAACTTTGCGACTGATAAAGCGCAACAAGAACGCTCTACTACCATGGGTGTAGCAGCTGGCTAAGCTTAGTGATACGTTATAGCAATATAACGGACAGAATCAGAGGCATCCCTAGGGATGCCTCTATTTTTTGTTGTCTCATCGTTTGAATGAAAATCACTATATATCTTGAGATAGACTTCTAATACTTTCACGGCCGTGACCTCGTTACTTGATATCAGAGAACGCAATATAACAAGCATAGGACGACGATCTCACTTCAGATGATGAATCGTATGGGTTATAACGAAATAACGCTACACGGCGTGATTAAGACGGATTAAACACGACTATAGTATAATGTAACTATTAAACAGGAATCATTTCTTCTATTTCACTTAGTTTACAAATAAAAGTTTCATTCGAAACCAGCTCTTGTCCTAATAACCGTCTTTAGGACATTTTATCTTTTACCTTAATAAGAATTTAAATCAAAAAAAAAATGACGACAAAAAGAAAGGGCATCATAAAGATGCCCAGGGAATTTGAATGTTAATCAAGTAGTATTGTTATTATAGGATAAGGAGTCACCCTGGTGAGATGAATGTAACATTACCATACGGAGCGTAATATTCATCTCATCTGCCGAAGAAGGTAAAAGTGGTGAGATGAGATGAACAAACCAATAGATGGTACATGTCGAAGATATTGTTGATTGTTGCTATCACCAGGGTAGACTTAGGTTTCGTTCTGAACAGCCACTCCAGCCAGAGGACAATCATCAAGGAAACACCATGAAACATGGTGAAGTAAAAGGCTAGGATAAATTTTAAGGGAAAGATGCTAATCAACCCGTATAGTTACACTACGCCATTCAGAACGAAAAGGGTTTGGTTATGGGGAAAGAAATATTATTAATTTAACAATGGAGAACCGCCATATGCTAGGATGCAAAAGATCCAAACGCAAACAGGCAAAAAGATTTCTTAACCCCATAACCAAAGAGGGTGATTGACAGAAAAGTCTACAACGTCTTAAGAAAACGTGAGAAACAGAGCACAAACCACTTTCGTTGTACTTACTAGGTAATCAGGCCTTTCTATTTTCAACTTCAACTTTCATAAGGAGGATTCCAATGAAGAATCCATATAGATAGCTTAACTGAATCATCAATTTCTTATCAAGAATACCTGGCTGATCTGTCAATCAAATTCATTTCATATAATCGAGCAAGGGAGTAAGAAAATACTTACTCCCAGCTGATCTTTTTTAGAAAACTGTGGGCGTATGATAAAGTCACGATCACGTGACCCATAGGAGTTATCACGTTTCCACATAATAGTACAGAACAAAATAAACTTTTATTTCTTAAGATTTATAATAGTTCATCGCAAGTGTTCGTAAGATAATATACAGCATCACCGCTGAACGTTCTAAAGAAACTAATTTACCTTTTAGTTTTGGTTTCACTTCATAGATAAACCCATCGACTAATTTACGTACTGACAATAAAGTCTTATCATTAGCTTTACCTGATAGCAGGTTTTGACGTAAACGATGAGCGATCTGAACCAAGTCATTGGTTTTCAACCCTTCTGATTGGATTAAAGCCAGACTATAGATCATAACGTCATGACGGGCATCTAAGATTTTATTTTTCCATTTCGGTGTAAACTGATTACGTACCATAAAGCTTAAGGTTTCACGGAACGTACTTTTCACCAACGTTGGCATGGAAGATTCAATGACGTATAAAAGATCTTCTTTGATGAAACTATTCTCATCAGTAAAGATCTTATCTTGGTAGTGTAAAAACTGACTTTGTTGTCTGACCAAATCACCAAGATATAATCCATCTACACTCATACTTAACGCTGAAGTCGCGATCACCTTCTCTTGATCATCTAATACCTGTCTAAATACTGCATTGATCTCTACGATCGATTTATTGATCTGAGATTTCACGCTATTAAGCTTACGTACTACCAATTCATCATCAAAGGTATCAAATACTTCTTGTTTTGCATATTTTGCATCAGCACGTTGATCATCTCCAATTACGAATAACTCGGATTTCATTTCGATCCAGTTCTTCCAGTTACCGGCTACCTTTAAATCAAATCGACGCGTTAAACGCTCATAGACCTCAGTACTGATCTCAGGTGAGGTTTTACCTCGACAGAAGTAATTATTCATCACAGAGGTCAAATAACGCGCGACCATGATCTCCATGATCACTAACTTCAATCCATCACGTTCTTTTTGACCTAAAGTTTTTGAAGTATGGGCACGATGCATCAGATACACCATCCCGATACTTAAGATATTACTACTGACTTTAAAATCTTTATTGATCGTCGGTAACGCATAAACAAAATCTGCGACTTCATCTTCATCGATCCCTAAGATCTCATTTAACCAAACATCATCATCACTACTCATCCATTTCGGGATATATAACCCAAATGATGCTGTAGAGAAAAAACCCACATGTTCACTATTACGGCTGTAAAAACGATTACGCCATTTCGTTAAGCTCTCAAGTAGCTTACGATTGATCTCCGTCTCACAGTAATGATCGAAGATCTCTTTTAAATTACTAAAACTCATATTCTATCTCTTTCAATATAGACACATGGCATTGGTAGGGACATAAGGCAGAGATACACCCAAAAGATGTATCTCCTAAAACCTTAGTTACCCACCGCAACGTAGTGGATTGCTTCATAACCGGTGTTCGTCGCATGCCGACCAAAACCACTTCGTCTACTTTCACGATGGTGTACCACAAATCCAAAACGATCTTTACTGGCGATCTTCGGGTTTACCCGTTGACCTGAGGTACCTGTAAAGTTTACTGCAAAGCAGTTATTCGGAAAAGCACGGTGGAAGTTCACTTTATCTCCATCCCCTGTAAAGGTTCCCCAAATAATAATAGCACCACCTGGTAATATACTATATCCGTTCTCGCCACCTTGCGTATCACTGGTACCCGGTGCTTCTGTAATCCAATAAGTCATTTACTATCTCCCTATGGCGATATATTGCCCACCATTAGCATGCCATGCGTGTTTACCCCAAGCACTAAAACGAGTTCTTTCGATATGATCTACCCGCACGTTTTCAAAGTCCCCCGAAACATCCGCTTGGTTTACCAGTACCATAAAACATTCATTTGGGAAAGGGGTATGGAAATCGTGCCATCCACCACCATATTCATTTGGTATACCACCCCATTGGATCATCATCCCACCCGGTAGTATACTATAACCATTTTCTGCAGTACGAGGTTCTAGATTCCCCGGTGCATTTTCTATCCAATACGTCATCTTAAAGACATCCTTCTATCTTATCGACCAAATGCGATAAAGGTCGCATTATTTAACTGCCAATCATATTTTGCCTTCGCCCAAAACATATCTCGTCTGATCTCACCGATATGCGGGTTTTCATAGTCATTACTCATCGCACTAGCATGAGGCGTAATAACGACATTATAGCACACGTTAGGAAATGGTGTCGGAAAATTATGCCATGCTCCATCATGGTTACCTGGTAATCTTCCCCATTGCATAATTGTACCGCCTGGTAACACTGTATAGCCATTCGTCCCAGCTTGTGCACCTAACCCATTAGGTCCTTCTGTTATCCAATACGTCATAAAACTTCTTCTCTCTATCCTCAAAAAATTCCCGAATACGAATTTTACTCTACTCTTCTCTACTTATATTCTTATTCTCTCTATCTTAGTATAAGTAGTATAGTATCTAGTTATCTCCTATATTCAGGTATTATGATTAATCTCTCTAGTAAGAATACTCTCTTAGTATCATACTACTCTCTTACAATGTATCTCTTTTATCTTATCTCTATATAACAACAAAAATAGGAGAGATAAGGTTATCTCATCTCTCCATTATCTCTATCTCTTAAGTGTAATGTTAAATGTAATATATTATTATATTTTTGTAGTATATGTTACTGTTCGATTTTTTCACTATATATAAGGGCCTTCGGCCCTTATATACTATAGTTTAATTTTTGGTGGAAGGATGTCGTTCATTCGTATTATACTAATCCGTATACTACTCATTCACTCCTCTCTGTATTGGAACCCCAACCCAGATAATTTATTCCGTTACATTCAGATTCGTATACACTCATCTTCATTACACTACATAAATTATCTACCCTTCCCCTTAAGAATTTTTATTTTTATAAAAAATTAAATAAATTTAATTTTAGGAAAAAGGAAAGATGTTACTTTGTAACATCTTGCTTATCTCATTCCTGTCTGGTAAGAAGTATCTTACCAGGGAATGATCTTTATTTGAGTAAATCCTTTTTAACTATAGTTTTAAGAAAGATTACTATGGCGGTTTATATACCGCCTAGTATACTCTAAGGATTTACCAAATCAATGTTTATATAATAAATAAATAAAATCAACAAAAACGTATCAAGTAAACGTTTTGATGATTTTATTTATTTGGA